TATTTGTAATTTAGTTACTTAATATTAAATTTTTAAAAATGAGTAAAAAATTAGAAAAATCAGAATTAGAAAACGTTAAAGAACTTCTTGACGGCCAAACAAAAAACTTTATTGCTATTGGGCAAAAGAAACAACAGATTAAAGTTTTAGAAGCTCAAATCAATAGCCTTGTAAATGATAATTTGCAATCAGAACAAGATTATGCAAAATACATTGAAAAGTTTAAAAATAAATATGGTGACTTTCAAAGTATTAAAATAGAAAATGGAGAATTAAATTTTAAAAACGAAGAAAAAAAATAAGCTATGAAAAACGAAGTAAGTGAAAACACAAAGCTAACGCTAGATTTGAAAACTATTGGTATCGTTATAGCAGGGGCTGTTTCACTTGCTTTAATGTACACCGACCTAAACGCAGGTATAGAAGAAGCAAAACTACTTCCTGAGCCTAGCATATCACGAACTGAATACGATTTAAAAGACCAGTTAATTCGTGAAACAATCGAAAATACAGCTAAACAAGTCGAGGAGAACAGCAATAAGTTAGATAAAATAGATGAGAAATTATATGAAATCATACAAAGATGAAACAAATATTTGCCCTAATTGCATTGTTTGTATATGCAATAGCTAGTAGTCAAAATTATACTGTTCTGCATATCAATAGCTCTTGGAACTTTAAAAATGATTACAAAGACCTTAATAAAATTGAAGGTGCTAGGGTAGTAAAAGCGTTACTAGAGGACCAAGACCCCTCAATTAAAAGACAGATTAAAGCTGTGCCAGTAATTTTTATTTATAGAGATAATAGTGTTATAGGTCGTTGGGATGCTGATATTTCTTTAACAATAAAAGCACCTGTAGAAGAAATGCAAGAAGCAATTGACAATTCAAAATATAGAAGAATAGCAACTAATGAATAAACAACAAAACGGAAACAATCAATTAAACGAAATAAGAAACGAATATAACAATAGAGTAGAAAAGAAATTTATATTAGGAAATGCTGTGAGGATACTTTGGAATAATTTAAGAAGATTTAGAACTATATGAGAGATATAAAAAAACTTATAGTACATTGTTCAGCTACTCCAGAGGGCAAGGATTTTGACATTGACAATATTAGACAATGGCACGTTGTTGATAATGGATGGTCAGATGTTGGTTATCATTATGTTATAAAACTAGACGGCACAGTTCAAGAGGGTAGGCCAATAGAAAAGTCAGGAGCGCATACTTTCGGGCATAATAAAGATAGCATAGGAGTTTGTTATATTGGAGGTATGGACAAAGATATGAAAGAATGGAAAGACACAAGAACAGTAGCTCAAGAAGATTCTTTATTTAATTTACTTATGGATTTAAAGTTTGAGTATCCTGAAGCGAAAGTATTTGGACATAAAGACTTCACAAACAAAAAGCCTTGTCCTTCTTTTAATGCTTTTTCAGAATATGAAGAAATATCTAATTATAATAATAGTCAATGAGCAAAAAGAAGTTTAGAGATACTAAAGTAGGTAAGTTTTTAGGTAATGTAGCACCTGGAATATTAGGAGTTGCAGGAGACTTATTACCAGACGCAGGAGTTCTAGGTATGGTCAAAAACTTGATTGACAAAGATGAATCTATAAGTCCTGAAGATAAAAAACTTGCTCATAACCAGATTAAAGAATTATACGAACTTGAAGTAGCAGATAGAGATTCTGCAAGACGTAGAGAGGTAGAAATAGCTAAGACAGGTAAAACAGATTATATGCACTATCTCACAGGTATTATAGGTCTAGGATGTTTTTGTTTTATGATATATGCTATTGTATATCTACAAATACCAGAAAGTAATAAAGAAGTATGGATAAACCTAATAGGTATAGTACAAGGAATTGTTCTTTCAATCTTTGGTTTCTATTATGGTTCAGCAGTTAAAGGCAACAAATAATGGCAAGAAAAACTGTTGTCAATATATACAAGTCTAAAAGCAGAAAGCGTAAAGGAATACACGCTAAGAGTAAAAGCAGTAAAGTAAAAAGTAGTAAAAACTATTTAAAAAGATATAAAGGACAAGGTAAATAAATTTTATATATATTTGCTTTTGCTTATAGCTAAACTTGCACAACCTAATAAAGTTGGAAGGTGCTTGGAACAGGTACTAAAATTATTTTCTTTTTCTACCAGGGGCTTTTTCTTTTCTTTCTTTTTACTCTTTTTCTTTCTTTTCTTTTAATTCAAATTTTATATATTTACGATATGGTAACATATATGATAGATAAAATATTAAACTATAAAACATATTCAGATAGAAAAAAAGTCGATGCTTTACTTGAACTAGATGCAACAATGTATTGTAATTTAGGAATCGATAGTACAAAAACAGAACGCTTAGAAACTAAAAAACAAAGCAGAGCAATATATAGAGCTATTAAAACTCTTGATAAGTCTCTTGGAGATTCTTTATTACACTTTATGGATAAATGAGAAAAATATCTCGCAAAGGTCTAGTAAAAAAACTTGATACTATATTTTCTTTATATATAAGATTAAGAAAGGCAAACAAAGAAGGTATAGCTGAATGTTATACTTGTGGTATAAAAAAGCATTTTAAAGAACTACAATGCGGACATTTTCAATCACGCAAACATTATGCGACTAGGTGGCGAGAAGATAATTGTCAAGTACAATGTTACTCTTGTAATGTTATGAGATATGGAGAACAATTTAAATTTGGCCTAAAACTAGAAAAAGAATACGGCTATGCGCACCCTGAAATACTAATGAACTTATCAAAAACTACTGTAAAATTTTCTAATGATGATTTAAATGATATGATAGAAAAATATAAAAACTTAGTAGAAATAAGAAAAAAAGAATTATCTTTGTGAGTTCTTACCTACTTCGGTAAGTGTTTTGTTTTTAAGAGGGGAGAATTAATTTTTTCCCCTTTTTTTGTTATTTATTAAAAATTGTTTATATTTATACAAAATAAAACACTTATATCGAAATTATGATTACAAAAATTACAAAACTAGATTACGAAGATTCTAAAGATTTTGGAGCTATCGTAGGAAAATTAGAACTTATTCAAAACGATAAGAACTTAACTTTTTTTCAAAAAGAAACCATTAAGTTGGTATTAAACAAAGTAGATAACTTATTTATAAAACTAAACAATTAATAAATGGATTTTTTATTAGCAAGATTAGACCAACTTGAAAAAGACAAAAAAAAGTTGTTAGAAGAAAACAGAGAACTCAAACGAGTATTAAAAGAATATGACTCTACTATAGTTCAAAGAATTATGGAAGGCAAAGATTCTAAATTGAAAGAATATCAAGAAATTAGAAATAAAATATAATATGAAATTTACAAATCAAATTAAAGAAATTAATCAACTTCCAAAAAAACCATTTGGAGAAAAACAAGACATCTATACTTACAATATAGTTACAACTCAACATCAAGGTTTACTTTACAAAGCAAACTCTGACCTCAAAGTTGGAGATACTGTTGAATATGTTTACAATGACAATGTATCTAAAAACAAATCTCCTTTTAAAGAACTGAAAAAAGTATCTATGTACAACAATTATAGTAAAGAACAAAAACCTGAGTATCAAGCAAGACTAGATACAGGAAGGTCCATACTTTTACAAGTTGCGTTTAAAGAAGCTTCTCAAGCCTACATTAACGGAAAGATTTCACAAGATGAAGTTGAACAATTAACAAATAAATTTTTTAAAATAATAGATAAATAATTATGAATATTACAGGTACAATAATCGAAATAAATAAAACAAAAGAGTTCGGTAATTTTAGTAAAAGGTCAGTAGTAGTAAAAACAGATGACCAATATCCACAAGAGTTAGAAATAGATTTTGTAAATAAAAAGATACCTCTTTTAGATAACTTTCAAGTAGATTCTAAAGTAAGTATTGATATTAACATTAGAGGCACTAAGTGGACTGCTAAAGACGGAGAAGTAAAAAGATTTACTGCTCTTCAAGGGTGGAGAATAGAAACTAACAAAGAAGTAAATGCTTCAGACCAAATGCCTGACAGACAGGTAGTAGAAGATTTACCATTTTAATCTAGGGGGTTTTTACCCCCTTTTTTATTTACTATGGAAAAAGAAATTATAAAATTATCAAAGCATATAACAGATATGCTAATACAAAAAAACAAGGCTTACGGACAGACAGCACAAAATCCTATTAATATTTTTAGTAAATTAGATTCCCAAGAGGCCTTAAAAGCTAGAATAGACGACAAACTAAGCAGAATAAAAAATGGAGGTATAACTCCAGATACAGAAGATACTTTGTTTGACTTAATTGGCTACCTCTATTTATTAATATTAGTTAGAGATAAAGATGCTAATAAACTTTAAAAGATGTATAGATAAAATCAAGGACATTAGACAAGGAAAGTTTGTTGAAGGTTTAAAACTTGGTTTTGATGAAATAGATGAATTTTTTAGATTTAAACCAACTAACCTAAATATAATTATGGGTTTTCCAAATTCAGGTAAGACTCACATTGCTATTTACTTAATGACTTTATATACTTTAAAGCATAAGATTAAATGGTTAATGTACAGCTCAGAAAATGAAAGCTTTAGTTTAGTTCAAAAAATCATAGAGTTTATTTGTGTAAAACCTATTAAAAAAATAAGTGATGAAGAATTCAAAAAATCCGTGGATTTTGTATATGACCATTTTCAGTTTATTGATATACATAATTTATATAACTATAGAACTTTGCTTGACGTGGCTTATGATGTTAAAGATTTCTTTGATTATGACGGTTTTTTTATAGACCCATATAATAGCTTGCAAATAGACAAAGATAAATTAAAAGGTGTCAGTACTCACGAATATCATTATGAAGCAATGTCTGAGTTTAGACTTTTCTGTCAGCAAAACGAAGTTAGTATTTGGTTATGTATGCACGCAAACACAGAAGCGATGAGAAGGTTACATCCACCTAGTCACGACTTTGGAGGGCATCCTGCTTTTCCGAGTCCTGCTGCTGTTGAACACGGCTCGAAGCATTTGAACCGATGTGATGATTTCTTAGTGTGCCACAGGTATACAGGTCATCCAACATTATGGCCTAATACTTATCTTCAGGTGGCAAAAGTAAAATCAATAGAAACAGGAGGTAGACCTACAAGTTTAGACAATCCTATATGCTTAAGTTCAATAGTAAACAATGTAGGATTTAAATTAGGGTCTACTGAAATTAAGAAACCAAATATAGTTGAACAGTTAAAAATGCCATTTTGAAAATAACCTGTGAAGATAATATGGATTTGATGGCAAGGTATGAAGATAACTACTTCGACCTTGCAATAGTAGACCCACCTTATGGCATAAACAAAGATGGTGGAAAAATGGGTTTTAATGGTAAAATGAAAAGGGACGGAACGACAAATCTATCTTTAAGAGGTAAAATATATAAAAAAAAACAATGGGATAAAGAAGCCCCGCCAAAAGAATATTTTGATGAATTGTTTAGAGTAAGTAAAAACCAAATTATTTGGGGTAATAATTATTTTGGAATAAAGGGTGGTGCTATTTTTTGGGATAAAGATAATGGCAAAAGCAATTTTAGTGATGGGGAAATAGCATATCAATCATTTACCAAATCAATAAGAAAGTTTAAATGGAGGTGGCACGGATTTTTCCAAGAGCAAATGGATTTGCAAAACAGAGAAATTAAAATACACCCAACACAAAAACCCGTAAAACTATACGAATGGCTATTAATGACTTATGCAAAAAAAGGAGATAAAATATTAGATACACATTTGGGTAGTGGCTCAATAGCAATAGCTTGTTACAATTTAGGTTTTGATTTAACTGCTTGTGAATTAGATAAAGATTACTATGAAGCAGCAATAAAAAGAACAGAACAACACAAAGCACAAAAAAGATTATTTTGAAAACACCTGTAGAAAAAGCCTTTCAAAGACACGATAAGTGGATAGAAATAACTAGGTCTTTTGGTGGCCTTAGGCAAACAGAAGTTGAAGATTTGGTTCAGCAGTTATATCTAACTTTAATTAAGAATACAGAAAAAGGAATAGATTTTAGCTATGGAGATGATATAAATTACTATTATTGTTTTAGAATACTTAGAGGTTTATATGTAGATTTAATGAGAAAGAAACTAAAGGTTAAATATACAGACTTAGAAAATGTAAAGCTTGAATCAATCACAGATGCGAATTATGAAGAAGTATATAGAAAAGTAAAGAAAGCACTTGATACTATTCATTGGTACGATAAAAAGGTATGGGAAATATTAGAAGAAGGCACGAGTATAAGTGAGCTTTCAAGAAAAACAAATATTTCTTATTACTCTCTTTACAATACTTATAGAAAAGTAAAAAATAAATTAAAGGAACTTATATGAATTTTAATAGTGATTTTAAATACGATTTGCAGTTAGGTCAGTTAGGTGAAAAATATTTAAATCATATATTATCTTATAAAAAAATAGAAGTTAAAACAGATTTACAATTTAAAGATACAGGAAATATATATATAGAATATGAATCAAGAAATAAACCAAGCGGAATTGCTACAACACAAAGTGATTGGTATGCGATTGTTTTAAGCAAAGAAAAAATAATACTTATAACAACAGACAAACTAAAAGATTTATGTAGAAAATATATAGGAACTGAATATGATAAAAGAGGAGGAGATAAAAATACAAGCAAAGGAATATGTATTCCGATAAAAGAAATATTATGAAACTAGGTGACAAATTAGAAACAATAATTAATATAATCACATTTGGCAAAGGTAAGGCCATAGCAACTTGGATAGCTAATAAATTAGGCTATGAAGATTGCGGATGTGAACGTAGAAAAAACCAAATGAATAAAATTACAATCAATGGAATCTCAAGAGATGGAAAAAAAACTAAATAAGGAGGAGTATGACAAATGGACTCAGTTTAGGTCTGTAAAAAGCAGCACCATAACTATTAAAGAACAAGAACTAATCGCAACGCTACACTCTAAATATTTTGCGCATACATTTTATAAACCTTGTAATTGTAATGGAGGTAAAACTTGGAAAAAGTGGATTGAAGATTTAAATAAATTGTATGCAGATGGATATAGAGAAGATTCATAAGTTTGAGCAAACAGTTGTTACTTTTATGAATGAGTTTCAGGGGTGGCAATTAGAATGGGCAGGTGGCGGGTATGACCACTTTGACGCAATAGGCAAAACACCTAAAGGACACGAGTGCGTTTTAGAGATGAAGTTTAGAAACAAATATTATAAAGAAAAGCTTTTAGAGAAATATAAATACGATGCTTTAATGAGTATGAGTGATGACCTTGTAAAACTATATTTAGTTTCAGATACTAAAGGAACATATTTATATTGGTTGAATTATTTAGAACTTCCAGAAGTAAAAGAATTATACTGTCCTGACACTACACTATGGACCAAAAAAAAAGTATTAAAAAAGGTCTACTTACTTACAGAAGATATGGCAAGTATTGTAGTTCCAGATTAATTTATTATATTTATTAAAAATTGTTAATTATGCCTTTACCAAAACCAAAACCATACGAAAAAAGAAAAGACTTTATGACCCGTTGTTTAAGCAATCCTACAATGGTCAAAGAGTATAAAAACACAGAACAAAGGATTGCAGTGTGTTCAAACCTATTTAAGAAATGAAAAAACAAAGACAATACCGAAGCAATCAAGGGAGGAACCCAAAGAAACACGAAGAATGTTATAAAACTATAGAGCTTGCAGTTATAGCATTTGTAATAATTATAATTGCTTCTCTAACAATAAACCAATGACAGTTATACAGAAGCAAGTTTACGAAAGCGCTTTTAATTATCTTGGTACAGTATTAAAAGAGGCTTTTGAAAAGGGAGACAAAAAAAATCAAAAAAAAGTAGGAGGTTATATAAAATGTTTAAATCAAATGTATATGTATACCAATATGCTTGAAACAGAATTAATAATAGAAAAATTAAAGAATGATACAACTACTAGACGGAAACGAATACGACAAAAATAAGCTACTTAAAAAAATGGTAGATGATAATTTCTACTATGGAGACCTAAGCAAATTAGTATTGAGTTCTTCTTCACTTAAATTATTATTAGACAGCCCAAAAAAATATAAGAATGTTACACAATACGGGAATGTTGAAACACAACCTTTAAGAGATGGTAGACTTGTACATTTGAGTATATTAGAACCTGACAAGTTCCAGGAGCAAATATATGTAAATGTAACTTCTAAGAATACAAAAGCTTACAAAGAGGCGAAACTAAAATACGGAGAAGTATATACAAGAAGCGAAAAAGAAAATGCAGAGAGAATAGCAGATGCTTTTTTAAGAAACGAACTAGCCTTACAACATATTTCAGATTGTGCTTTTGAAGTTCCTGCATTAGATATTATAGACGGATTTCCTTTTAGGGGCAAAGCAGATGTATTTAGTGATAGAGGGATAGTAGATATTAAAACTACAACAGGAGGAGTCAAAAACTTCTTTCATTCAGCTAAGAAATATTCTTACGCTGTACAATGTTATTTGTATTGTAATTTATTCAAAGTAGATTACACAGAGTTTAAGTTTTTGGTTATAGATAAACAAACATTAGATATTGCAGAATGGGAATGTAGCGAAGAATTTTATTTAGAAGGTCAAAGAAAAACAAGACAGGCCTTAGATGTATTTGACAAATTTTTTATACAAGGACACGATTTAGATAATTATATT